GCAGTTTCACGCAATACGCTATCTTGTAGTACGGGGGGACTGTGCTGATGGCGTTTGCTGTTGCTGCGTGAGTGTGGGCTGTGCCTGTGAACGTGTGGCTATGTGCCACAGCAGAAAATCCATGTGAATGACCGGGATCATAAATACCGTGAGCATGTGCCCATGAATTTCCTGTATAATTTGTTGCAGAAACCCACGCGGCAGATGTTGATTCACTCCGGAGAAAGTTTTGCACACCTTGGTTACTTGCCCCAATACAAGAAATCATGCTGTGGTTATGACTCGGCAACGTATTCCCATCCAGCGTCGTACCCTGCACACCAACCCCCGTTCCTGACGCAGCAATGCCGCCACCCGCCGCTGTATTGCCAATACTCCCTCCCTGCGTGGCGTTCTGCACCGAAACGGTCGGGGTGACCGACGCTGCACCGCCCGTCTGCCCGGCGTCCCCGGAGTACGTTGAGCACATAACGAACTTTCCGCGCAGGTCGGGCACCGAGCCGCCGCGCCCATCGCTGCCGCCGTCACAGATGAGCCAGCCAGTATCGGGTTCGGACTGCCCCCAGAAGATGGGATTTCGATTGGCTTCCCCGCCCAGATTTACGTTATAGAAAGGCACCACCTCGCCGGGAATCCTCCCACCGACTGCAACAGAAGCCTTCCAATACACCCCCGTGTCGGTTGTCGGATTCTTTGCCCCAACCCCCGGGACGTCCGGTCCGCTCGACTGTTGAGCCACGTACTCGATGCCGTTGCTTCCCATGACGTGGCACCCGGCAATATAGTCGAGCGTCGCTTGCCACGGATAAACGCAGCCGGATTGCTGGAAAAAAGCGTGTTGCCCAAGCAGGTTGAAAAGCGCATTCATCCATGCACGTTCGACCATGACGCCGCCCGCGTCGGGGTCGACCTGCGTGATGAACGGAAAGAGATCCCGGAAAGAAGGAATGCCTTGACCTGTCGGGGTCGTCTCAGGGATCTGCACGGTATCCGCTGCATATCCCAAAACGTTGGGCATGATGCTAGGAGTCGAGGGAATAGGCATCTACAGGGCCTCCGTACGGCTGGAAAACGCCGTTGTTGAAATTCTGACCTCCGGATCCGGCGAAACCGAAGGTATGTTTCGGGATGACCTGATAAACGTCATAGCCGACGCCAGCCGGCTTTGGGGGAACGTCATCGCGCAAGAGAAGCGCCCGTTCGTATGGCTGGAGCTTGAACCCGATGACGTAGCGGATTTTCATTGTACCGACATGCACGACGGCGATGTGGCCACGCGCCGAAAAAAGCCAGTGGACGATTTTGTTCAGGTCAAGAAGGCTGCCGTCAGTGATGTTTGAAGCGGCCTTCATCCAGATCAGAAGCCGGTACGCATTATCCTGTAGGACAAAAGTGTTCGATTGGCTCTCGTAGGCGAACGGCCCGTGCCCGAAGTTGCTGAGGGACGACCCGGCGAACCCGAACGGTTTGATGTCCGTCGCCTCCACTTCAAGCGTCCGTGGGATGGCGACGATGCGCCCCCACACGTCAAGCCCCCATCCGAACGCCGTTTCGGGGTCAAAGACGGACTCATAGAACGCCGCGATATCCGCCGTGGGCTCAATGGCGGTATTCATCGATTCGATGAGCGCCAGCAGCCGTTCAGAGTTGTCGTACTGCGAAAGTATCGTTTCGCGCCAGTTATCCACGGCCCGACCTCGTTTCGATAATAGTTACAGTGACGTTGTCGGAGACGAGCGTGGGGGCTTCATCTATATTGATGGTGATGTAGTCGCCCCATGTTGGGGAGCTTTCGCCGACGGGCGCCGCGATTTCGACGCTCACCAAGTCGGTAACGCCCGTTCCGAGCACCGCCGAATAAAAACGGCTTGCATACACCGTATCCCCGATATGAACGCGCTGGCCCGTATTTCCGCAGGCGTCGGCGGTTTCTCCGTAGAACTCGGCGACAACGGCGGACTTGATGAGCTCTTCGACGTTGCTCGGCATTGAGGCATTTTTGCGGATAGTCACCTGAATGCCCACCGGGAGCGATTCCGGGCGCTCAAAGAGTACCGTCTCGACCGCTCCGGTTACCGGATCAGTCACAGTGACGCTGGTGTTGCCGTTGTAATCACATCCGGCTGAACAACGGGCGTAAATGGCCTCAGCAATATCACTATCCGTCGCGCTGCCGACGACCGCAACATAGATTGAGTGCGGCTTGAGCGTGACGCCCTGCACTTCAAGCGGCGCGCTGGTTTTGTTCTCGCGCACACAGACATCAAGCACGCCATCCAGATCGCCGACGTTGGCATAGACGGCGGCGGCGACGCTCCGGGCGTTCTTCGCGACGCTGGCGTAGCGCCGGGCTTCGAACGCGGCCCGGCTCTCGACGTTTTGCCCCGTAATCCCGGCTTCATTGGTGATCGTGTCCCATCCGGGGATAGTACGCACGATCGTGGTCACGGTTCCCTGCCGGATTTCAATAGGCCCCGGAACCTGACAGGCAAACTCCAAAACAATGCTTCCGGAATGAGGTATCGTGCCGCCTGTCTGACAGACCAAGATGTTACCGTCCGCATCTTTTGCAAGCGCCGGGGCTTCGCTGCCGATGCCGGGGATGACGGTGCCGGGAAGCCCCGTACAAGTACAGAGGACGACCGTGGAACGGGCGGGCTGTCGGGTCAGAAAGTAAATTTTGGCGAGCGCGTCTTGATAGATGCCTTCCGCAGTCTCGGGGTTGAACATGTTCGAGAGGAACAAAAGCTGGCTGTTCTTGTCCTGCACGATGGCCGTTTCGGACGTGATGAGCTGTCCCTGCGGCGTTGCCGGGTCCGGGTTCAGCCGATTGTCGAATGCCGCCTGCCAATCAGTTTCGACAGCATCCCGGACGGTTGCGGTATCGGGTACGACCGGGCCGTTTTCGGTAAAATCGATGCTAGACTGCGACATCTGCGGTTTCCCCCGTTTCCGTGGTGATGCGGATCGTCCCGCTCAAGATACGTTTTTCAAGCCGAGAAAGCTGCGTATCAGCCTGCGCTACGCCGGGGACTTCAAGCGCACGGGCATTCGAGCGCGCCCGCACGAGCTCGGCGGGAGGGAGGGAACCAAGCTCGCGCATGAAGTACGGGATTCCGTCTTGCTGCGCGTAGTACGGTTCTCCTTGGAATGTGCGTACATACGATGCGACATCCTGCACGATGCGCATAGTCCCCCCTGCCGAAGCAAGATTGCCCCCTACGGAGAGCGTCAAATCCCACTGTCCATCAAGACGTAAGGATAGGAGCCCCGGATCTACCACTTCCGCAGATGATTGCACTTCATCACGAAGATTGGACAGCGCGCGTACGTTCAAAACCGTTCGGAAATTCATGATGCTGCCTTATCTGCAAGCCGAGCTTGCGCAGCGGCGACAAGCGTCGCTATATCCCGCCATTCTCCATCGCCACAGAGCACGTAGGTGGCTTGCCCGGCGGCTGCGGGCGGTACGAGGCCGCTTGTCCCGGCGGTCGACGCCGTCGCGCCCTGCATCTCGGGTACGGAGATGATGCCGTTGGTGTTTGTGAGGCCGTCGCCGATGCGCCCGCTTAAGATCCCTTCGGACCAAGTAGACCAAATTTCTTCACTATTTCTTGCTCTGTATGCAACACGAACAGCACTAGAAGTTCCTGCGCCTATAGCCAAGGCCATCTGGTTGGTAATTTTGCTATTTTTTCCGTTGAAGACAATCAGTTTAGCTGAAAATCCTGGCCCATTTACGGTTCCCGCAAGACTGATAGCGTAAACGCCTTGGTCAGTAAGTGTATTGCAATCAACAGAGCCTTTGGTCAGCGTGTCGAATATCCCCCGCGCGCTCGCCAGATCCCCGAGATCCCCCCCAATCGCCACGTCCTTCACGGTGATCACGCCGCCCGCGTCGGTCGTGGTCTTCCCGTCGACAAGATTTGAGGCCTGAGCACGCTCAAGTGCCTCGTTTGCCGTGGTTTGTGCCGCACTTGCCGCCGTCGACGCTACACCAGCCGCAGCCGATACTTGCTGAAAGAACTGTGTGGTTTGCCTCTCGAATTCGCTTCCGGAAAGCGGGCCTGTCGGGGGCTGGTACTGAAAATCAGGCATAAAGCTTACCTCACTGCGGTTGTCCGGATATGCCGGAACCGGGCTCGACCCCGGTATGAACATGGGTTTCCAACACCTTGCCGTTGCTCTCAACCGTCCCTCCCGCGTTCGTGAGGCCGCCGGAGAACCGGGCCGGACCGCCGTCGCCCTGTGCCGTGCCCGTCCACGTGAGGCTGCCGTTGATGCGCACGTCGGCGTTGATGGTAAGGCCGTTTTCCGCCGTCAGGACGGACTCGTTACCGTGCATCGTCAGCTTGGCCACTCCTTCGATGGTGACGCCCTCGTCGTTGACCATGACATAGCGTTCCGGCGCGGCGTTCAAGAAGCCTCCAAGATAGAAGCCGTCGCCTTTGCTCATGGCGCGGGCTGACCCCGGATTGACGTTTCCATCCTTCCCCCGGCTTTCCTTGAGCGATTCCGTGTCGCGCATGGCGTAGACGGCGAGGCCGATGTCACCCGGCTGCGGGTCGATGACGAGGGCGTTTTTTCCGCCCTGAATGCGCAGGTAGGGAAGCTTGAAGAGCACGCTCTGCTCCTGCGCCTTCTGTTCGCCCGTCACGAGGTTGACGAGAGGCTGCACGTCGACGAAGCCCACCGGGGAGACGCCCGAGCCGGAGACGGCGACCACGCGCACGGGCTCAGCCGTGGCGATGCGCCCGAGCATCTGGCTGATCATGAAGTCCTGCGCGTTGTACTCGCTGGAATTTGTCGAGAGGCCGCGTTGTCCCTGCATTATTTCTTGTCCTTCTTCGGCTTCGCGCCGGGATAGCTTGCCTTGATCTGGCTTATCCACTGCGTTGCTCCGGGATAGCCTGCCTGCAATTTGTGGCTTAGGCTCACGATCTGCCAGAGGCCGGAAGCGCGGGGCACGATGCTCTCAATCCGCACCGGGCCGCCAAACTTGAGCTTCGGCTCGTAGATGCCTTTCACCGTCACGCCTTCGTTGTCGAAGCTCGGATAGCCAATCATGCCACTTTTCGCGGACCAGACGGGCGTCGAGCCGCCGTCATCGCTGCGAAGCGTCGCAAGAGGGGAGATGACCATCTCGCTATCGTCCACGATAAGATCGATGCGGGCATCGTGGGCAAGCTGCTGCGCCTGCTCCATCGGACCCCCGACGAGGGCGACATTACGAAGGGAAACGGACACGCCCCTGTTGACGAAAGCGAGCCCCATTTGCTTCGCGAGCCCCTGCATGAGCGTGGCAACGTCCTGCGCACCCTGCGCCGTCAACGGTGGCACGGGCGTAATGCTGGCGACGTATCCCGTGATGCACTCAATATCGAAAGAGGGATCAGGGGCTGAATTGAAGTTCGGGACGGCGCTCACGATATCGCCGGAGAATGCCAGCGACATCCCGTGCTCTTCATCGCCCGCGTACACGGCAATGCGGTTTTTCGACGCCTGCAACGGCTTGAACGCCAGCGTCGTCAGCGTCTCCATATCAGCCAATGGCATGTTGAAAATTTTGACCTTGGCCTTGTTCTTCTCTTTCCCGCCGGGCTTCTGGATGTCCACATCCATGCCGAGCCGGATGATCTTGGTGTTCGCACCTTGCCCGGTAGCCGTGTTGAAGCCGCCCTCGGCGAGCGTAATGTGCGCTTCAAGCAACTTTTTGGTGAAGCTCGTGTTCACAGCGTTTCCCCTTCTTCGACATAAACGAGCTGGAATCGGTCGCCGAGGCCCGACCAGTGCGGATCCTCTTCGCCTTGCATATCGACAAAGTAGAGCTGCCCCCGGAATGCGAGATAGTCGTACAGCTTCAAGCCGACGAGGTTACGGCAGATGAACCCAGAACAGATGACCGTCTGGTCAATGGCAAGGTCACAGTACAGGTTCACGCCTCGGGAGATAAACCGGAGGGTGCAGTTCTGTTCCCCAAGCACAATCTGGAGGCTCTGGTTCGGCTCCTGTCGGAGCGGTACGGTCATCATCCGAAAATCCCCTCGCCCAGCTTTTTCAGTGTGCTTTTTTGCGTCGTCTGCCCCTGTTGTTTCCCGGCATCCGTGGTGCTTGCGTCGGTCGGATTCTTTGCCTGCGCCTTACTGATTGGCTTTATCGTTTCGTTGCTGTACTGCGGATCGACCTGCCGGATCTCTTGCAGCATGAGCCCTACAAGCAGCCTGTCCACACCGTTTTCGGCCTTGCGGTCGTAGTCGTAGGAGACAAGGTTGTAGTCGAGAAACGTTTTTTCCGGGGTGACGATGCTCACGAGGTCGGTGCTTTCCGCCAGCTTGTCCAGCGCCGTCAGAAACGCCGCCAGCTCGTCGCTCTTCCCCGTGCGGCCCAGCACGACCGACACCGCCGTGGGAGAAGCGACTTTGTTGTAATCGGCAAAACTCCCTTTCTCGACCGGGTTGGAGCTGATTTTGTTCTCAGACTTGATCGAGCAGGAAAAGAACGTGTCGAAGTCGAGGGCCGCATTGCCGTCCTTGTCAAAGATATCCCAGTTGCCGGGCTGTCCCGGTGGGAGCGCGCCGAATGCCATGTCAGTACCCGAATGCGCTGTCTGCTTGCGCGGTTTGATTACGAAGTGCCGGAACCACTCCTTCGGCTATTCCCTCAGCATCCGTAGCCTGCGTGTAAATTTTGACCTCACCTACGTTGGTGGTTGACGTCATTTGACGAGAATTGTTGACGTTGCTCACACTTCCCGGACGCGCATCCCCGGCGCGCACCTGCGGTGGCAGAATAGACGGGCGGACATCACCAACCCGCATCGAATCGGCGACCCCGCCGGGCTTGGCCTCGGCCTTCGTTTCTTCCGGTCGCGAAGACTCATCGCCGCCGAGCCAGTCCTTGATCCTGTCGGGAAGCAAGTTGTAGAGCTTCTGGGCTACCCATTCGAGCATCCTTACCAAGACGTCGTTTATCTTTAGGAGGCCATCCCAAAGACTCTCAAGCGCATTTATCGCCCCCTGCCCGTCGGCATTCAACAGGGAAACCCAGAGCTTCCACACTGCACCTAGTACCTGTAGTACGCCGTCAAAGATGTCTTTGAATCCCTGCCATGTGGCGTTGAGACGGTTGATTATCTCTGGTCCAGTGCCGAGTATCGACCAGAAATCGGCAAAGGCTGACTCACCTCCGTCGATGTAGGTAATGAGATCGTCGACAACCAGTGCGATTGCGCCGATGGCCGCGATCAACGGTGTGAACGGTGCAATCGCAGCCCACGCCGCCGTCGCCATCGCGGTTAAGGCCGGGAGCATAAGCCCAGTGATAACCCCGGCTAAAGACGTAAAGAAAATGATTATAAACTGCTTATTGTCTTTCACCCACCCAAGGAGCTCGCTAAGCAAATTAGTTAAAAATGTAACCGCAGGGGAGACTGTACTGGCAAAAATAATAGAGAGAGTGCGCCAAGCGGCAGTAAGCCTTTGCTGCGCTTCCCATAACTTCTGTGCGTTCTCAATATCTTGCTTATCAAATCGAGCCTTCTCCTTTCCCGTTTTGATCAGCTTTTCAAGCTCTTTTTCCCCCATCATAATGAGTTTGATGCTTTCAGGATCAAAACCATATTGCGTCAGCAAGCCGTGGGCTTTGTCCTTCGGCATTTTCTCTACAGCTTTTGCAAAACGTAAAAGCATATCCGCGGAAGAAGTGGCCCCTTCTTTGACACCCTTGAGTGAAATCCCAATATCCTCGACGGCGTCTTTGAACGGGCCTGCATCGTGCAGGACAGCATCATACATCCGGTCACTGACGTCACCGAAAAGCTGCACCATATCTTGCGTCTCAAGCCCGACTTTTTCCGCTGCACTCTGCCAGCCTTGGAACGTCTTTATATCCATCCCCAAAGTCTTGCTCGCAGTATCAACTTCAAGGGCTGCGTCGGTAAACTCCGTGAGCTGGCTTTTGATAAAGGCAACGCCACCGATCACCCCAAGAACTTTCGTGAGTGTTCCCTTGAGCCGCTCAAAGCTGAGTGCGCCCTTATCCCCCGTCTCTTTCAACGAGACGCCAAGTTTCCTTGCCGCATCATCGAGTGCGTCGAGACGGGTCTTAGACGCACCTGTACGGACAAGCTCTTCACGTAGGCGCTGATACTCTTTCGTCACTTCGCTGATTTCGCGGCCTTTTTGCACGGCTTCCTCAAATGCGGCCTGCAACGAAGAGGCGGCATCGGCAGACTGGCCAAGACCTTGGGCCCCCTTGACGCCTGCGTCATATGTCGCGCGCCCCGCGTCAACGGCTGCGGCCTGCACGCCGTCCAGTCCTTTTTGGGCGTTCTGCACTTGAGCTTTGAAAGCTCCTGCGGACAGGATGAGGGAAACGACGAGTTCACCTGCGTTCATGGAATTTGCTCCAGAGGCGTTGGTTGTGGCCGTCCACGGCGATGATTTCTAGCATCTCGTAGGCATCGGACAGGCCGTATACTGTCTGCATCTCGTGCAGCGTCGCGAGGTTCCGGCTTACCGGGATTCCGACGCATCCGGGGAAGTTTGCGTAGTCCCGGAGCCCGAGAGGTTGAGGATCTGCGACAGGCGGGAGGTCAAGCCCTCGCCGCCCTGCAAAAAATCCAGACAGACGGCGATGGCCTCCCAACGCAAACGATAGATCGTGCCCACGTCCTCGACATGGGCGTCGAGGTTTTGCGGAGTAAGCCTGATGGCATCATCGGGCTTGTGGGGGTTCGGGACGCGATAGATCTGCCCGAGAAGCTCGTCATAGAGTGGTTCGGCCTGTTCCCACCGGAGCCCTGAGAGCCCCCGGAGCCCGGCGGAAAGCAGCGCGGCGGTGTTCGATGACGCTGAAAGCGTTCGGATGTCGGCGGGCATCTCGGAACCGAAGACGGCGAGCAGCGCACGGGCGGCCCATTTTTCCAGCTTGGTGACGGGCATTTCCTTGACCTTGAAGGTCTTCCCGGCGTCGCGGCCCTTGTCGATGGCAATAATTTTTTCGTTGAGCATGACGGCCTCCACGGTTTAAAGCGGGCTCGCGGTCCACTGGTCGAAGGTGATGACGAAGGCGCTCGCTTGTAAGGTCTGAGCGGCGTTGGGGCTGGACTGCACGGAGGTGAGGCCGCCCCGCTTCCCGGTGATCTTCCGGTTGATGCTCGGCATGGCGAACTCGGCATTGCAGAGCATCACTTCCCGGGCGGTTTCCTGATACGTAGCCCAATCTTCCATGATCTGGCGGCTGGGCGAGTCCGCAGCGAGGGTAATCGTAACTTCTTTGTTGGTCGGGACCCAACCAAAAGAGGTATGCCCGTCAACGCCCTTTTCCGCGACGACTGGGGTATTCGTGGCCACGCTGACCATCGCGTCGGTACTGAACCCCTCGATCTGCACGGGACTGTCGTAGAGCCCGGGAACCGTCAGGAAAAGCGTGCAATTTGCCGCTGTAATCGTCATGTTGCCGAAGTTGTCAGCCATGTTTTACCTCATCACTGAATGGCCGTGGCGGGCATGACGATTTGCTGCACGCTGCCGCCGTCCATGTAGTAGAATTTGCATTCGGGGGACTGGCGCTGTCCGCGCACGGTCGCGCCGGGGTCCTTGACCTGCATATACCAGCCCTGCGTTTCAAGCGTCTGGGAAACGTCCAGCCCGATTTCCGCGAGGAGCTGCACCTTTTGGGTGTTCGAGAGGGTCACGCCCGTGCGGATGGCCCCGAAGTCGAGAAACCGCGTGATGGTGTCGAGACATGCCGTGCGGATCATGCCGTAGCCGCTCTCGTTGTAGGGGATGCACTTTACGGCCTTGAACAGATCAAGGAGGTTAAGCTGGAGGCCGTCTTTGATGGCGATGGCGTCAAGGTACGTGTCGAGCCAGCCCCATTTGCCGGAAACCTGCCCATTCTGGAAAAACTTGAACTGGCTGGAGGCCGTGGCGAAGTCCGCATAGCAGTTGTAGCCATTGGCGATCAGCGCATCATAGTTCTCGTCGTTGTCGCAGGTTACGGCAAGCCCTTCGCCTTGCTTGAAGGCGAATGTGAGCCGTCCGTTCGTCTCTTCAAAGTTGATGGAGGCCGCCGTGCCCATGACCCACGCGGCGAGCTCAGGCGTGTTGAACACGGGAACCGTACCGTCGAGTTCGAGCACCTTGGCGATCTGATACCCCGCCGAGGCCGTGGAACCCGCGACCTGCGCGGCGTTGTCGGTATCCCACATCACATAGGCGAAACGGGTGTCATATCCGGCGCACCACTGGGCGAGCGCGATCTTGTCGTCAAGCTCTGGCTCCCATACCGTGGAGAACGTCACCCAATCGCGGGCGTAAAGGAGTACGTTGGTCATACAGTCGGGGAGCGTCTGGCCAGCCATGCCTACGGACTGGACGGCACCGGACTGTTCGGTGAGCAGAAGCAGTGCGCCGAGGTCGGTCCCGGCTTCCGGCGGTGTCGGAAAGGCCACGGCGGAACTTGCCCCGGTCGTCGGGCTGTCGATCTGGAACGCCCCGGTCTGGCTGGAGTACGTCACCTTCGCCCCGGTAGCGCCCGTCGTCGTGAGCGCGGTCTGGATCGCCTCCGCAACCTGCGAGAAGCTGGTCGCAGCGGACAAATCCACGGAGGAAAGCGTGTGCGGCGTGTTGTCGATGGAAATGACCATCGCGCCGTTGGTGACGGCCTGCAACACGGCGATATTGCCCGTATACTTCGCGCCGCGCAGCCATGCGCCCACGGCCTCGCCGTTGTACCGGGCAAAGAAGATCTTGTCCGGGAGGCTCGTCGTGTTCACGTAGCCGGAGAAGTACATGGAAGCCATGCTTGCCTCTTCCGAAAGCGAGCCGAAATAATTGGCCACGGCCTGCGCGCTGGCGAACTGCACGACCCGGCCTGCGGGCAAAAGCTCGGACTGCGAAAGGATGAGCCCGGCGAAGGTCAGGCCCGGCGTGCCGCCTTCGATGATGCGGGGGATGATTTGAACCAGTTTGTCGGCATTGACGCTCATTGCGCCCTCCTTTTGCTATGCCAGCGGATGTACGGAAAGTTCCGCGTCGGTAAAAGTATCCATCTCAACGTGTTCAACGCGGTTTGCCTGAACCAGCACGTTGAGCATGAAGCGGGGGTTGTACTGCTCGTCACCTTCCGCCTGCGTCATGTCCTGCGGGTCTTCGACGTACAGGGGGGCAATCCCGTACGTTTGCAGGAAGCGGCACCCGACGCCGTCGCGCAGGAGCGTTGCGAGCGTCTGGGCACGGTCGGCGGCGGTCGGGCCGTAGACGTCAAGCTGGACACGGCGGCGCTGCGGCTGCACGATGGCCTCTCCGCCGCACTCGGTCTGGTGCAGGTTCGTCGAGAGGCGCGTCATGGTCATCGGGGTGACGAGCACGTAGCTTTTCGTCTTCGGCTTGCTCACGCGGTTGACGTAGCCGCGTACAACAACGGCGGAATCGCCGAGGTAACGCTTACAAAAATCGCCGAGGGCCTGCACGAGGATGCCGTCACTCATCGTCTCCCCCTTTGGGCGGTTCCGTGGCCCCGACTTCCGGCGGCGCGATTTCCCTGAGCTTCACGCACCGGATTTTCGTCCAGCCCGCCGTGGGATTCCAGCGCTCCAGAACCTGATCTACCTGCCACTCGGCGCCATCCCAGTAGAGAAGATCGCCGCCCTGCTCCGCCGGACGATCAAGGGCCGACCAGTCCCCTGAAAGATAAAAGTCGTGCCAGATCGTGTTCTGGCGCTGCTGCACGAGGAATTGCAGCGTTTTGTCGGCGACAGGCTGCGGCTGCGCCATGACTTCCACGGCGGGGGCCCATGCCGGGGCCTGCTCATACTGCGCGTTTACGGTGAAGCCTGTGGAGACGAGAATCACGACCGACTGGAAAGGGTTCACGATGCTGATAAGCGGACGCACAAGTTCATGGAGATTCATCTTTTGACTACCTCGTAATCGATGGATTTGAGCAGGCTTCCGGAATCGATGAGCGTCCCCTTTCCCGCGCCCTTGGCGTTTTTGCGGCGCTTGGTGGATTCGGCGTTGTCCGGGGGCATATTGCTCTTGATCGTCGCCTGAATGTCGTCTGCCATGCGGCGTCCCACAAGCCGCATCGCCTCTTTCGGCGTCCGTCCGGCTTCCAACGCTTCCGCGAGGTTATCGCACCATGCATCCGCCTTGGCATCGAGCGTTGAGCGCAGGAAAGGCCGGGAGGGGATGGTGACGGTGTGGGCTTTGACCGTCGCATCCTGCGCAAAATCGCTTTTGCCCTTCTTCACGAACCGATTCCCGACGCTGCCGTCACGCTTCCGCTTGAAGTACAAGGTTTGCGTCCGCTCAGGGATTTCGATTGTTGCGCCGTATTCGTTGTACGCCGCATACTCCGCGACTGGGGTACCGCCTTCTGCCCGTTTCGCGTTCTCAAGGACCCCGGCCTTCACTATGATATCGGGAGTGATATACCGCTTAAGCAGCTTTTCGAGTTCTCCGGACACCATTACCCCCACGGATGCCAATACCGGGCGGCATAGTAGCGCCCGCCTACGGCATAGGGCTGGATGGACTGCCAAAAGGTCTGTCCGCACGGCGTCTGCGCGTAAAAGGCTTTCCCTGTGTTCTGGGGCACGGAGAAGCTGATGCTGACAGTTCCTTCCGTCGCCGAGGCCACTGGCCCGGCCTGCCCCATCGGCCACAAGGCCAGCGTCGCCAGATGGCAGACGAGGAGGTACAGGAGCGTCTTGCGGATCATGATGCCGTGGGCCGGGTCGTAGGGAACCGGGGATGAGTTTGTGTTGTCCAAGAGCAGACAGGCGACGTCGAATGCCTGCCGAAGCTGTGCATCGGTCAGGAGGGGCTGCCCGGTCTTCGGATCGACGAAGCGCGGATAGGCCTCCCGGAACTCCTGCGGGTCAAAGACAACAACAGCCACGGTTTAGAACCCCGCCTTGCTCTGGAGCGGTTCGGTCTGCGCCTTGGGGTCGTTCTCCACATCCACGGGCTCCAACCCGTTGCGCAGTTCCGCCCTTTCGTCGGCCTCGTCCACGGCGTCGGCCTTGCGCGCCTGCGCGAAGATGAGCCCTGACTTGAAGATTTCCATGTGCGGACCATAGGTCTTTTCAATGTATGCCCAATCGTCGGCGTTCACCCGCGTCAGCCCAAACGCGCCCACGGGCAGCACGCCCTTTTCCTTTCCGCGCAGGCTGGCGGCGTTGCCTTCGATGAGCACCTTGCGTCCGTCGGGCATGGGGAACGTGATCCCGGTCGTCCGGTTCAGGGCGACCATCACGGTATCCGTCTTCGTCGCCTGCGTTGTTTCCGGGGCGGTATTCTTTTTGGGTCTGGCCATATCTCTGTATCCCTCCGTTGTTTTGGTCATCATGGCAAAAGAGCCGGGACGAAATCACCGTGAACAAAGTTCGGCTATGCAGCACGGCGAAGGCGGTACTTGCCCAGCATGTTCAGGTCGTTTTTCAGGGCCAGCCGGAAGGCTTCAATCACGTCGACGTGGTACGCCTTCACGCTCCCGAAACGGCTGTCCTCGATTTCCCGGATTTCGTAATCCATACGGCGGGACATATCGGAAAGCTTGCGTCCCGCGACGGAGTACGCGGCTGGCGTATCTGCGAAGACGTCAAGGAACCACGGGATGCCCTTCACGGACTTGTAGTCCCTGCCCCGCCCAAGTTCGTTCTCAAGAGCCGCAGCCTTGCGCACGGCGGCGGAGGCGGTTGCCATCGCGGTAGCCTCGCGGCGTGAACCTATTTCAGCCTTGGTGCGGATAGCCTCGTCGCGCTCGGCTTCGATACGCCTGATGGTATCCTGCGCGACCAGCACGGCGCGGGCGAGGATGGCTTCGGGCGTATCGTCCGGCTTGGCTATCAGGTAACCGCCCGTCTTGCGGATGGAGGGGATGACCTCATGCGTCACCCACCGCTTGAACGCCTTGGCTTCGGGCTTGCGGGAACGCAGGATGAGGGAATACAGGCCCGGTTCGGAAATGATTGTCATTTCCTGCTTTCCACCGGGGGTGTCCATACTATGGACGTCCTTTTCATCCTCATCCAGAAGTGCAAGGCTTGAACGAGGGTTGCCCAATTCAAGAATATCGCACACGTCTTTCGCCACGAACCATGGTTGCACCTTGCGCTCAACAACGCGAAGGGAACCGAACTTTTCATGCTCGAAAAGAGCCAAGGGGGAATTTTCCATCGCTGTACCTCCATAGTGTTTTGGAAATGATGCAGCATGGCGGCGTGGGGGCACACCGTGAACAAGGTCCGTACAGGCAAAAGAAAAGCCCCTTTCGGGGCGGAGGGCGGCGGCGGTGGATTTTTGGAACGGCCTATGCCATGATAGCCTCATCTATAATAAGGGGGATGATGTATGGCTACCTACATCAAGTTTCTGGCAGGGGACTACGGGAAAGAAGAATATATTTACATTAAGAATAAAAACAAGTTGCGTTGCTCTTCAAAAATGTTTGGAGCAAAGGAACTTTTTCTTTCCAGTATTGCCTCTTGCGAAGTAGCCAATGAAGAATCGGTCAAAAAGCTCGGCGGAACTTTGGGAGGCGCACTTGTCGGCGGCGTCTTGCTTGGAGGCATCGGAGCGGTTGCGGGTGCGGTAGCTGGAGGCAAGACGACTGAGTCTACCGTCATTATTGAGTTCAAAAATGGAAATAAGGCATTGGCAAAGGTGAATAGCCCCATGATGGAGGTTATCCGCGCACACCTTTTTGATGACCAATTGGCCCAAGAGCGTGGAGAACCAAACCCGCTTATACATCATGAACGTTCTCAGACGCCCCCTAAAAAAATTGCCCTTATCATTGGAGTGCTGATAACAGTAGTGCTAGCCGTATTGTGGCTGAGTTGTGCCCTCCAAACGCCGCCCAATACGAATGGGGCCTTGTTATGGGGAATCCTCACTATCCTTTCCGGACTGTATTCTTGGAAAACCTATAAGAAAATATATAAATCTTAATATATTAACTTGAATCCGAACAGGGAGAGAGGACCATGGATTTTTCGGAAAGAATTGCTGAATTGTCGAAAAAGGTAAAGAATCTGGGAGATAGCCTCAAGACCGAAGAGGCCACGAAAAACGCCTTGGTGATGCCTTTCATCGCGGCCCTGGGATACGACGTTTTCAACCCTGCGGAAGTCGTGCCCGAATTTTCAGCCCCCATCGGCGAATATAAGGACGCCCGCGTGGACTATGCGATTCTTGTGGACGGCAAGCCTATCCTTCTTCTGGAGTGCAAGGCTTTGGGCACGTCTCTCGACATGAAGCACTGCAACCAGCTACAGCTTTACTTCCACGGAACGGAAGCCCCCATTGCCATCCTGACGGACGGCAACCGTTACCGGTTCTATTCTGATCTTGAAACAGCCAACAAAATGGACAGCAAGCCCTATATGGAGTTCGTCCTTGACGATATGGACGAAATGTTGCTCCCGGAACTGCGCAAGCTGGCAAAAGGCAAGTTTGATCGGGATGCCTGCATGAGCGCGGCAAACGAACTCAAGTACAACCGAGAGTTCAAACGCCTCATGTCCGAACAAATGGAAAAGCCGCATGAAGATTTCGCACGCTTTTTCATCGGCCAGACGTATGATGGACGTATCACGCAAAATGTTCTGGATCGCTTCACTCCAATTCTTACCGCTGCGCTTGACCAGTTCATCAACGACCGCATCAACGACCGATTGAAAAATGCCATGACGCAGCAGAAACCGGAAATTGTAGAGATAGAGTCCGAAGATACCCCACAAGGAAAAGAGCAGGATTCGCGTATAGTCACCACCGAGGAAGAAAAAGAGGCGTATTACCTTGTCAAATCGCTTCTGATGGGCACCGTTGATCCGGGGCGCGTAGCCATGCGGGACAGTATCAGCTACTGCTCCATCCTTCTTGACGACAACAGGCTCAAGCCTCTGTGCCGCCTGTATTTCAACGGAAAACAGTGGAGGGTCGGACTGTTTGATGGGGAGAATAAGGACGCAAAGGAAGACATCGAAAAACTGGAAGATATTATCCCCTTTGCGGATCGAATCCGGGCTACGGCCTTGAAATACGATAACAAGTAAAACTTTCCAACGTGGCGTTGTCCGCCAATGCAGATGAAGAACATCCAGATGCGGACAACGCCACTGCTTTTCTCTTTACATTTTTCGCGTTTTGTGCTGTTTTTTTCCTACGGTGCTCGTAACACCAAACTAGGCGGACAACGCCACCCGACAGTATGGCTTTTTTTGTGCCCTTTTGCCGAAGTCAAGACTCTTTTTGCCTGCGGTTTTCTGCTATACTTGCATCTTCTCGATGCCGGGTGTGCCTGATATGTCCAAGGCTTTTGCCTAAAGGCAGGCAGCCGCTCCTAGTTGCGGTTACGAACACCCGGCATCGTCATTCGTAGGCGGTGCCAATATCCAAAACTAGGAGTGGCACATGTCTCAGTCTCTTTGCTTCAACGATTTCATCTTCTCCCCCATCACCCGCGACAATCAGCCTTGGTTCAAGTCTTCTGAAATAGCCCGTGCTTTGGGCTATAAGCGAGAAGACAAGGTTACCCAAATCTACCAGCGCAATGCTGATGAATTCACAGAAGGGATGACGCAACTCGTTGAAATATCCGCAGAACCTCAAAATGAGGTTCTGGGAAATTTCGGGACTGGTCGCGCCCGCATCTTCTCACTTCGCGGCTGCCACCTCCTCGCAATGTTCGCCCGGACTCCGGTAGCAAAGGCATTCCGCAAGTGGGTGCTGGACGTCATCGAGCAGTACGGCGACAGGGTGCCCGTTGCCGAACCCGTGACGCTCAACGACGAGCTGATCAGCGCGTCGGAACGTGCCGAGCTCAAGCTCATCGTAGACGCCAAGCTCTCGACCTACCCGGCGGCGGTGCAGGGCAAGGCCCGCGCCGAGATATGGGCAAAGCACAACCGCCACTTCCGCATCGCGGAATACAGTCAGCTCCCGGCCCGGCTTATGCCCGAGGCCCGCGAGTTCCTGCTTTCCGTCCGTGTCCGCGCCATCAATGCCATACCCACGGCGGAATCCGCGATTCCGTACCCGTCGCTTCCCGTCGCATCGTCACTATACCGGGACCGCGTGAGGGAGCTTGAACGGCTCGAACAGGATTGGATGGAACTTGCAGTCCTGATCCGCGACCGCGCTTATGGACTGGAACGAGACTTCCGCCGAGTGACGCAAGGAACGTATCCCGAACTGCTCCGGCATGTATCGCCATCCGGGAAGACGCCCGTTGACGCGCTTATCCAGCTCATGACAGCCCCGACCTACACCGCCCGGCAAAACCTCGAATCCGCGCTTGATGATATGCGTCTTGCCATCCGTGCCGCGAAGACGGCAAACAGGTTGATGCTAGGGTAATCCTTGGCAAGCCTGCATGAATCATATAAGACTTTACCAACGGAGGGATTCCCCCATGCTGCTGTTCGATGATGGGAAAAAGCTTGAAAAGGCCGTCGGCGAGGAAGCCGCAAAAGCCATCGTGGAAGTACTGGAACGCTTTGACGAGAGTCAAAGGAACGCCAGTGCCACCAAGGGAGATCTGCGCGAAACGGAACTGCGGTTGCAAAAAGAAATTCGGGAATTGGACCTGAAAATGCAAGCGGAGATCGAAAAAATTCGTGCTGAAGTGTTGAAGGTCAAGTATGATCTTTTGAAATGGCAAATCGCCATAGGGTTTGCCCTTGTCGCAGTTATGGCCAAGGGCTTCGGCTGGCTCGGATTCTAATAAAGAAAGAATATCGTAGAAAAGGGGTGGCTTTAAGAGCCGCCCATTTTTGTTTTTCTGCCTCTCCCTTCTGTTACTGACGAGTTAAAAAAGATAAAACTTTTTTTGAAAAAATTGTTTATTTTTTCAAAAAATGGTGCTATTGTATTTTCAACGAAAGGGTAAAGGAGAAGCCACCATGAAGCTATACCACGGAAGCATGATTGAACATCTGGCTATCTCTAACTCAGGAACAGGGTTAGGGTATAACTTCGGCGCGGTGTTCTTTGCCCGTACTTACGGACATGCAAAGGAATACGGAAATTACGTCTACCAGTGCGAAATAGACATCAAGGACATCTTCTTGAACGAGGATCTCCCGTATCTTGAAGATGGCGCTGCTGGAACGGCTCTACGTGAAGTTATGGCAGAGCGCGGTATAGACGAAAAGTATTTTGATCTCTGCTGGTATGCCGTGGTTGAAGAGAAAATTGGTTATCAAGATGAAGACTGGGTAAAACTCCTCAACATGGACGACGATGACGCAAGTTGGGAGGCTCAGGCCATGCGGATCGCCTTTGCCCGTAAGCTCGGCTTCAAGGCTGTTGAAATGGATGACGAATGCGGCAGCATTGCGGTTCTTCCCGAGTTCATAAAGCTGGAAGCGGCAACGGAGGAAGACGATGAAGAGGAAGACTAAGATAGACATCGACGATCTTATCGATTTCAGTTCAAAGCTGGTGAACTCGAATTCCAGCGTCGGTATTCGCTTGTCGTCGGGTGCCGCGCTCGCCCTTCCGTACCTGTCCACGAGGACATGTCTTGCGGCAGGGATTTCTATGCCGCTGGATACGGCAAACGGGGCCAAGGATGTGGGAAAGGTAAGTGCTCTATACAAAAAACTCGAAGAAGGGGAGGAAGGAGAGAAAGCAGATACAGAGGCGGCATTGAAGAAAATCCGTAAAACAGGATTTGCCAGAAAAACAGAGTCTGTCGACAGACGGATTCGTCAACTGCTCATTCCTAAAGACGTACCCTCTGGGTATGTCTCTTTGTCTCCCCTCCCCTCCATTGGACTTTCCGTTTTGCTGTTAGGAGCCGTTACAAGGCATAATCAAGATGTCTTTTCAAAAAAGAAGGAAGGTATCAAAATTCGACGGGCACATCTCGCTTTGGGCGGGGCAAACCCTCAGAATCTAGGATACGCTGCGTCCAAAAAGGCGATACAATATCCTGTTTTTCTTTCTATACCCAAATCCGTGCGCGGAAATGCCAGCCGTCAGGCGTCAGGAAAGGGAACTTACCTGATCCTTTCCAATCTCTTTGTGCAAACGGCAAACATCTTGACGAATTATACTATGCTCAACGGCGCGCCCCTCTTTGCAGCATGGGGGATGGGACATGCACTGGAGCGCGAGATGCATGGTCCCAAAGTTACCGGAGTATGCCTTGTTGTGCATAGCATCGAACCCCTTGGGGAGCATGAAACCGCTATTTTCGAGCCTAGCCAAAGATTAGGAGCGGCTTTTACTTTTGAAAAATCCCGTAACGGGAGCGACTACGCAAAAGGCTCCACACATCTCTCTTTGCAGCCCGGTGCAACGGGGCATATACGGGTGAGCCTTATCTTTGAACTGTCGGAAGCCCTGCATTCCGTACCGAACGCCGTGGATCTTTTCTTGAACTTCGGAAAGTTCTCCGGTGGGCTGATCACTTCATACGACGCCCCGGCTTTGCATGATGACCGCTCTACGCTTCTAGAGTGCATTCCCGCCGGGAAAGTTGTTTTGGATCGGCGCGATGTTATGAGCCCTGGAAACCCCATTGAACAGCTTGTAACCGCGATAGGAACGTACAGCGGAAAATGGCTGTCCGCAACGAATATCGGTTTTTCAGCAATCACAGACTTTCAAGTTCGCGGAGGGGCACGGAACGGGTACCTCCATGCTTTTGCGGAGCCGCTGATCGGCATTACAGAATACGTCTCTACTGAAAAGAGGATACACGGGTATTTCTGGCACAGCCAGTGGGAAGAAGATAGCTTTTTGATGAGGGGAGATTCAACAAATGAATGATGCACAAGAAAAAAAGCAGGGTGGACGCCGTAAAGGATCTGGACGTAAAAAAAAGGTTGAAGATCGTGCAACAGTAAAGACTGTATCTATGCCGGATCATGTCTGGGAACGGCTGAACGATGTATGTACGGATAAGGGTATCCTACGCTCACAGGTAGTACGGGAAGCAGTCGAGATGTGGCTGGACGCAAATATACAGCAGCTTGGAAAATGACGCCTGACTACGTAAAGAAAGCCCCAACCGTTAAACAGGCGGTTGGGGCTTTCGCATGGGGGGAAGGCAGCAGCTTTACATGCCTGTCATCTGCGCAAAGGCAAAGGGCATGAGCACGATACCGCCGTAGGTGGTGCCGACGAACTTCTGACGGAAGCTGGACAGGTCGGGCACGACGCGTCCGGCACGCATCTTTTCTCCGAAGGCCAGCGTGCCGGATCGCTGCCCGTTCACTTCGGGGGCGATGAGGAACATGGTTTCCCCGGCGGTCATGCTGTGCAGCTCGGGGACGGTCACGATGTCAATGCGGGTGAAGTACCGCTTCAACATATCCAGCACGGACACGTTGAAATCGGTAGCCGCGCCGAGGCGAACGGCCAGTTCGGGGGAGAGGCAGAGCTTGAGGGGCGTGTCCTTGTCAATAAGGCCGCTGGACTGCTCGGAAAGCTGCGCGAACAGGGCGAGGACGTCATTGTAGATCTGCACCGTGGTCTTGTCGGCCCATTTCGTGGAGCCGCCCGTGCCCGTGGCCCCTGCGGTGATCGCAGCAGGGAGGTTCGGATCGTTGAGGATGCCGTAGATTTCCTTCCCGGCGACGCCGAGCAGGTAGAAACGGTTCTGGTCGATGTCGATGACGTTGGCCGCCGCGCGCTGCTTGGAGGCAGCGAGGTTGACTTTCGCCGTGCTCGACATGTCCACTTCAAAGTCGCCGTAGGTGATGGACGTCTGGAAGACGTACTGCACGCGGGTCTGCCATTCGGAGTTCACGCCCGAAGTCGTGCCGTTGGCATAGTCGGAATACGGCTCGGTCTTTCCGGTCATTTCGTCCACGCGCCACTTCATGTACGGGGTCGTCCAATCGCCCTTCTTCTCTTCACCGAAGATTTCACGGGCGCGCCGGGGCGCGGTCAGGATTTCGATGACCATCGGGTCGATATACGCCAGAAGCTCGGCGGGGACGGTCGTGTTCGGAGTAGTGATGAGCGCGGCGTCCTGCGCAATGCGGGCGCGGTTCTCCGGGGTTGCCCACATGCGGGCGCCCGGGAAGATAAAGCCGTAGCGCTTGGCCTGTTCAAAAGTCGGATTCATGTAGTACCTCCTACGCTCTGGCGGCGGCTGCGCCGAGGTTGGTGCGGGCCTGTTCCGCAGTGGTTGCGCCAGTTCCGCCGTTGGCCACGCCGAGCGCTCCGGTGGCGTTGCTGAAATCTTTCTGCATCAGGTTCGAGGTGTCGCCGCCGGATCCCGACGCTGCGGCCTGTCCCCAATTGCTGATGATGATCGGTTCCCCGATTTCGCCGGGCGTCTTGACGGCCCACCCCGTATCGAGGTGCGTGGCGTCGGGGGTCCCGGTGCTGATTGAACCGTCAGCGGTGGAGGCAAGGACGGCCTGCCCCACCGTGGCCTTGGTCGTGGAAACGGCCCAATAGTCGCCCTTTACGGCCACGGTGAGGTTCGAGCCTGCCGGGACGGTCAAAGTGCCGTCAGAAAGCAGTTCGTAGTTCACGTAGTTGATGACGCGCTCCACGAAGCCGAGCACGGCTGTGGCGGTGCCCGCAACGTTGGTGGCCTGCGTGTTGTCGATCACGCCGGAATCCACGACGGGGAAGACGAAGCGCCCCACAGGGAGGGCCACCGCCGCCAGAGGGTTGAGCGGGGTGTAGATGCTCTGGTCGGGCGTCGCTTTATCGCCCGCAACGCCGGGAGCGACGGAGAGATTGACTTGGGACTGCAAAGGCATGGTGTGCCTCCTATTCTGCAATGGTGATATTGGAAAGCCCGGCGAAGCTGCCGGACATGCGCCCGACGGGGGCCGCGTCACGGGCAACGGAAGGTGTCGCCTTCTGCTTGCGGAGGATATCGATCATACCGGGCCATGCCTGCCGGGGGTACTTGCGGGGATTCTCCCCAAGCTGCTCCAGCGCGTAGCCGTAGACGTCGGACGCGGAGTCGAAGGACAACGGGTCAAGTTCGCCCACCAGCCCGCGCACGTCGCGCACAGCACGGGTAAGGTTCCGCATATGCTCCTGCGCTTCGGCGACTGCGGATGCCTTGATGCGGGCGGCGTCCATTGCGGTGAGAGGACGCGGACCACGGCGGCGGAACGCCCTGTCCTGAGCGGCTCCCTTGTCGTCCGGGGCTTCATCTCCGGTCGCGGGGGAATAGGCGAGATCGGCGAGGGAGTCGGTCAGCTTCTTTTTCTGCTCCGGTGTGAGGTCGGGGACGGAAGCGAGGATGCGCTTAATGGCCGCGTCCTTGTCCTCGTCCTTGCCGAGTTCGCGGCGTTCGCCCTCGGATTCGTGTTCCCGGTCAAGCTTGCGCCGTTCCTCGGGGTTCCGGATCAGCTCCTCACCGTACTTGACGCCCTCGGCAAAGGCTTTGCTCTCCTGCGGGTTCTCAGCGTCGAGGCCGCAGGCATCCATAGCCTTTTTCATACCCTCGGACTCATGCTCGCGGTCGAGCTTCCTGCGTTCATCCGGATTGCGCTCCAGTTCCTCGCCGTATTTCACGCCTTCGGCAAAGGCGCGGGATTCGGCTGGGTCTTCCGCATCAAGCCCGCAGGCGTCCATAGCTTTCTTGGCTTCTTCGTCCATCGCTTCCTTTTTCTCCGGCTTCTCGTCGCCTGTTGCAGGGGAATAGGCCAGATCGGAGAGGGAGTCCGTCAGTTTTTTGACGTCCTCGGGGTCGAGTTTGGCGGACAGTTCACCGATGAGCTTACGGATTTCCTCCGCCTTGTCCTCGTCTTCGGTGATATCCACGATTTCGCCAGTCACGGGGTCGACCTTGTGCAGGTCGATGATGGCCTGCGCAAGCTCCACTTCCTGCTTTTCGATGTCCGGGTTGTCGTCTTGCGCGCCCCGGAACCATTTCTTAAACGTGCCCATAAGCGTTCCTTTTTTCGTTGAAGTTGGATGAGAATCCGCCACCACCACGTCCGGCCCGGCCCGCCCTTCTTCGACCAGCGCGACGTGGTTGCCTCGGATGTTCCGCATGATGAAATCGTAGGGGGTGCCCTCGTAGCTGCCCGGCGTGAAATCCGGGTCGTAGCGGTAGGCGCAGGAAAGTTCCCGGAAAGAACCGTCTTCGATGGCGTCGATGGCGGCCCGATCCCACACGGTCAGCGGCGCATCCACATACGGCGGGTTCCAGACCGCGCCCGTGCCCACCGCGCCCACGCGGGTGAGCTTCTGCGGCTCTTCCGCGCTGTCGATGTGGTGCTCGATGTGCAGCGGCAGCCCGGCCCATGTCTCAAGCGATGCTTGAAGTTCTTCCGGGTCACGAAGCCCGTAATAGATAGCCTCTGGGTCAAGCCCGGCTTCCTGCCAGCCCGGAATCTCCCGCCCGTAATAGGGGTTCACCGTCGCTTTCGTGATGTGCGACGCCCCGACGTGCAGGAACCCGTTCTCGTCGGTTTCCCGCTGTGATGGAGCCGCGTCGAAGGTGACGCCTTTACTTTGATACATAGACTAGTCTCCAAATTCAGGAATAACGGCCCGGTACGTGCATTGGCACCCCGGAAGCTCACCGCAAAGCACTTTGCGCTTCACGTCAGAGTCGTAAAGACCTTCCGCGATGACGAACTTTTTCCCATTCATGAGCTGGTGGGTATGGCGGCTCGTTTTCTTTCCCGGCACATGTACCCAGACGCCTTCGGTGATGCCGAGTTCCTTGTCCTGTACCCGCTTGATGGCCTCGGTCGCCTTGTTGGATTGATCGCGAGCAATGAATTCGGCCCGGCGCCGGGTGATCTCGTACCGCTTGTGCAGTTCGTCGGCGAGGAACTCCACGTCCCTACCCATGCTAGCTGAACGCATTACAAGCCCGGTAACTTCGGTAATGTACTGCTGCGGAATGGACTTGATGATATTGTAATTTTCCAGTAGCAACGCCCGTTCCACATCATTCATGGCCCGGGTGCTGGCCTTCATCTTTACCGTGAAGCCCGCATCCTTGAGGGCCTGCCTCATCCCGGCTTCCGTGCGCCGCCTCGTACTGCCCACGAACTCCCGTGCAAAACTCTCCGCGCTTTCCCTCCACCGCTTCGTCCAGTACCGGAACAGGCGCTTGAGGCGGTCTTGCAGGTCACTCGCCGGGGACGCATCCTGTGCTATGCGGGTTTCCTGCTTCCTGTACTCGGCGCGCAGCCACCACACGACGGAACGCTGCATCTCGTCGAGAAGCGACACCAGCCGCTTCCGGTATTTCGCCCGGATGCCCGCGTTGGGCTTGATGGCGCGGATGACCTTAGCCATAGACGGCCCCTGCCTTGTCCACGTCGTCGATGTCGGGCATCAAGCCCCCTTCCCCGGCTTCCGCCGGGTCTATGTCGGAGAAGCCGCTGTCCGGGTCACTGGCAAGGGACTGCCGGGCCTCTTCTTGAGAGATGATGTCCCGATCCATGTAGACGGCGATGGTGTCTGCCTTGGTCTTCTGGAGCGTCGCAAGGGCCGCTCTGTCTTCTTCGCCAAGGGGTGCGAAGTCGAACGTCACGGACGGGTCGATGGTTCCGCGCAGGTAGAGCTGGATACAGTCGAGCGCCTTCTTGATGCCGTCGCGCAGGACTTTCTCCTGCTGGCTCCTGACATGGTCATAGTAGTTGCGGATGTCCGATTCGCCCGTGGCATTGAACCCTGACGGGCTGATGCCAAGCAGCTTGACCGCCGGAGTGCGGTTCAGGGCTGCGAGGATTTCAAGGGACTGGCGCACGATGTCGGTCACGCCTGAAAGCGGGGTTTCCAGCTTGACCACGTCTTCCGATTCTTTGTCGACGGCAAGCACGCCGTCATTGGTCATGGTCTGAATCATGTACCGGATGCGGGTATCGATCTGAGCGGTGCCCCCGGCTGAATACAGGATATCTTCCATCTTCGTCTTGAAGACGGTCAGCGAAAACTTGGTCAGTAGCCGGGCTTCGGCGGCGCGGCATTCCTGAAAATGCAGGACGTAATCCCAGAGGATCTGCGCCTGCGGGATGCCCAAAAAATTGTAGGCGGGCCGCAGCAGCACCGGGCATTCGTTCGCAACCAATCGGATGAGGCGCGAGGCGTGCACCCGCTGCCCGAGCACCCACCACCAGCGCGGTCGGAAGTAGTCCGGCTCAAGCGGCGAAAGGCTGTTGTAGTCGCCGGGGAAGACGTTCACGGGGTCGATGACGACGAAACGCAGCACGCCGCCGGGCCTGAGTTCGGCGGAATACGGGCTGACGTTCAGCGGGCGTTCCAGCTCTTGGCCGACGGACCCGGTGTCGATGAAAAGGAAGGCCCCGCCCTCGTACCCCACAAGCTCGGTCGCCTCATGGAAAAGGCGTTGCAGGGCGAACCTCTTGCACGCCTGCGCAAGGTCGGTGAGCAATGACTCGTCGCCGCCCTCCCCTTCGCGCTTGAACTCAATCCATGCTCGGGTCATGTCGTCGGATACCATCTCGACGCAGGCACGGATCAGGCCGTTCTGGGCAAGGTTCTGGAGGACGCCGTAGCCCATAAATTGCGGCGCAATCCCGACCCCAAGCTCAAGCGAGTGCTGGAGCAGGGAATAGACGCCGGAATCCGCAAGCCGCGCATCCATCGCAAGCTGCACATCTTCGGGCGCGCCGAGCGTCTTCGCAGGACCGTACAGCCGACTGATGTCGTCGGGCGTAGGCGGCAAAGACTGAGCAAGGCCGCCGCGCACGTCCGGGGAGAGATTCAGACGGCGCGACGGTTGCACTTGAGGTATGGAGGTGGCGTGTCGATAAGTGCGCTTCTTGCTCATGTGCCCATAATGCTACGAGCCAAAAAGAAAACACACCGTGAACAAGGTTCGGAGTTTACCGAAAGCGACACCCTATACGCGGCTGAGTGAGGATGGCTGGATTGATGGACATGGGGCGTTTGGCGTCGAAATCACGCAGCGCCTGTGTTGTGGCGTCCACTTGGTCGTCGTGGGGCGCACCGGGGAACTGCGTCAGTTCCGCGACGTACTCCCGCGCCCATGGGCAATGCTCAGGGTGCGGGAGCAGGACGTTCCCGGCCTCGAAGAACGTGGTCACGGCATGGGCGCGAGCCGTCTTGCTGCCGTCCGGCTCCACGGGGATGATACCGGGCACAGCATGTTTCAGCGCGTCGATAACCGCCGGGCCGTTGGCCTTATCCTCCACCAGCTTACGGGTTGCGCCTGGCCATTTAGCGGCGAGCGCCCGGAACGCGGCCACCGTATCCGTAAAGCCCATACGCCGTCGTACCTGATCCAGGAGGTAGCGGGTGGCCCCCTTGCGGCCCCACACCTGCCCCACAACAAAGTCGGTATCGTCGCCGTCCTTGAACGTCATATCCCACGAGATAAGGAGCTGGTCGAACTGCTCCGGAAGGTCTTTGGGGAGCCAGAACCGCAGCCACTCGGATTTGAAGATGGCGCCGCCGTCTGGCGTAGGCCGCTGCTGGTACAGGGCTTCCCAGTCGCGTGTGCCGAGGGCTTTCTTAATTGCAAGAAGCTGCTCCAACGGGTAGCGTTCAGGGTGTAAGGCTTCACCTGCCCTACGGTGCAGCTCGTCTTCCGTTGCGATGGCGGGGAAGTTCACTACGCGCCAGTGGTCGCCCTCCCCCCGTGCGGCGGCCTCAAGCAGCCGCCCTGAGAGGTCAGCCATGTGCCAGCGAGTGTTGATGATGAGCACCCCTCCACCGGGCGTGAGGCGCGTGTACAGCGTGGACGTGTACCAGTCCCAGACGTTCTGGCGGATGGTCGGGGAATCGGCGGACGCCCGGTCCTTGAACGGGTCGTCGACGATGACGATATGCCCGCCCATGCCCGTGATGCCGCCGCCCACGCCAGCTGAACGGTAGCATCCAGCGTGCCCCACTACCTCGAATATATCCGAGTTGCGGAGGTAGGAGCCGTTCCCGACGGTGCGGATGTTCTTGCCATAGAGGGCTGTTCCCGGGAAGAGTTCCCGGTATTCCGGGCTGTCGATGACGCGCTGGACGTCGCGGTTCATGCGCGAGGACAGGTCGGCGGCGTAGCTCGTTGAAATGACGGATAGATCGGGATAACGGCCCAAGGCGTAAGCCGGGAAGCGGCGGGAGGCGAGCTCGCTTTTCCCGTGGCGGGGCGGCATGGTCAGCATGAGGCGCGGGGAACGCCCGGCTACGACATCGGCAAGGAAGGCGTCTAGCTCGGAACAGATTTCCTCATGCACCCATCCCATGCGGTAGCCGGGCATGGTGTAGCGCACGAAGGCCGCGAGACAGCTCCGGGCCAACGCCTTCCGGATATCGGAAAGGATGGCTGGGCTACTCATGATCCGGCGTTTTGAAGGCTTCCTTCGTCAGGCGAAGCAGCTCGTCCGGGGAGAGATGCGAGAGATCCACCGGACGCTGATACAGCGAACCGTCGGATGAAGTATGATCCAACGCAGCTTTGTCCACGATGCCCCACGCCTTGCGCTCCCCCTCCTGCCGGATCTTGATCGTCTCGGCGGTGATCTTGGCGAGCTTGGCCTTGTCGAAGCTGCCTTCGGACAATGCCTCATCCATAATGGACTGATGCCGATCCCACTCCCGTTGGTGGCGGGTGATGACAGCGGCCTTGGCTTCGGCGGCGCGGTCCAAGGCTTCGGCCTTTTTTTGAGGGTTGCAGCCTGCAACCACGCCCGCAACCTTGGCCTCTGCCATGCGGTTCACGGTGCCGGAAATATCCTGCACCCATCCTTCGGCCCGGATGCGCTTTTGTATTGCCGTCCGGCTCACACCGTACCGCTTGGACAGATCGGACTGGCTCGCCCCTACTTCGTACTCGGCACGGATGGATTCCCAATCAAATCGTGCAGCCATCGTCGCACCCCCCGTTTGACCTGCGTTCTTCCTGTTCTCTCAAAAAACTTTCATGCCCTCGTTTCTCCTCTTCCTCGGGCCTCGTACTGTGCGCCAAATCATACTCCCAGGGGGCCCTTTTCCTCTTCAAATGCGGACACCGGTGACCGGTCTGATAGGACACCGGTGTCCGGTCCACTCTTCCAGTACTCTTTCCAGAACCGGCAGCCAAAACCGAGGAGCGTCCGGTTGCCGTGGAAGTGAACACCCCGGAGGATACGAGCGCAGCAACGGCCCTGCGCACTGTTCGCACAGACACGCCGCACTCCTGCGCGACGGTTTCCTGCCGCACGCGGATTTTTCCGGTCCGTTTGTCCATGTGTAGGGCGAGCACCATACCTACAAGCTTTTCCGTTGGAGGAAGTTCTGCCTGAAGAAGCTGACGCTGGAGCGCGTAGGTGTCCATTCATGCACAGGGCATTCTCAAAACATCCGGCCCACAATGGCACCGATGCAACCGCCAACTCCCGAGAGGGCGGTTATGATGGCGATGGCCGTTGTCCTGCTGCCCTGCCGCTCCCCGCGTTCCCGCGCGCACGTCTCGGCCATAACCGAGATATGATCCTCAAGATCCCGAATGCGTTTTCCATGATCGCGGAGTTGCGTGAGTATCGCGTCGTCAAGCCGCTGGTTGAGCGCTTCGAGCAATGCCTCAATGCGGGAAAGCCGGGATTCGTGGTCCAGTGTATGCTCCATCAGCTTCCAGCCTCAACGCCCTTGATCCACAGGAGCAGGTTCCCGGCCTCTCCTGCGGGCAGGTGCACCCACTCGCCGGGCTCGGTGAACGTCTCTCCCCGGTAGGTATAGGACCACTCACCCGTCACGACGGCCCCCGGCGTCAGCGGAGCCGGGCTTGTCGCGGCGGTCGGTTCCGCCCATCGAGCGCACCCACTCGCCGCCAGCGTCATCACGAACAGCAGCGCGATCAGCCTCGCGGCGTTCGCCGTACCGTTGACGCAGCCACAGCGTGATGAGTTCAACGAACGAGGTGAGGAACTCAAGGACGGCCCGCACATCACTTTCCCGTCACGGCCTTGACTTCGGCCTTCACGGTTTCGGACTTGCCGTCAGCCACGGCCCCCCTGTTCTGCCCGAAGTGCGCGGCAAGGGCGTGCGTCCAACGGTAGAAGGCGGCATAAAGCCCGGTCTGTTCCTTGGGGACGGGCATCCAGACGGTGGCCACGGCGCACAGGCCGCACACGGTCATGACCACGCTCAGGGCGGTCACGAGCCACGCCGCATCGGGATACTGCGCGGAAAGGCTCATCAAGGTCGAAAGGATGAAATCAATCACGGTCGCTTCCATCAGTACTTGCCTCCATGCTGGTAGAACGCCACGTCACGCGGCTTGTCCGGGTCGTTGTCCACATGAATCCACGTCGGGGCCAGCTCGATGCGCCGGAA